ATTAGATAAAATTAGAAAGGAAGAAGAAACGGACTACATTGAAAGTGAAGATGCTTATATACCAAGCATACATAACGATCAATTTTCTTTTAACAATTAACAACTAAGCAAAGGAAACAAAACAATGGCAATAACAGACACAATAGCATTATCAACTTTTAGAGATTACTTTGGCAGATCAAGCCAATATAACAACGTATTTTCCTACAAAGGTTTAGAATGTCTTTATAATTATTTATGGGATCTTTCTGAAGATATAGGAGATATTGAGATGGATTATATTGGTTTTTGTTGTGAGTATTCAGAGTATAGCAACATCAAAGAGTTTCAAGATGATTATGGATCGCATTACAAAACTATTGATGACATAGAAGAACGAACAACAGTTATAAGAATAGATGATGAAAGTTTTATAATACAACAATTCTAAGCCTTGTTACTCTAGTTAGTCTGGCATTGTCCAGACTAATCAGAGCTACAAGCTCACAACCTAGCAACAGAAAGGGAAAACATGAACAATATAGAATATAAAGACCTTGTTAAGTTTGTTCTTAACAACAAACAAATAGTTAAATTAGTTTTAAGTTTAGATGAAAGAGAAAAGCTAAAGTTATTGCAATTAATAAAAGAAGACACAGAAAGCAATAATAATAGCATATTCAATGATATTAGGAGCTTACAACATGACTAGCATAATAAAAGGCTATCTTAAATTCATAGCTTTAATAATAGCATCAATAGCAACAGTATATATCTTATATTATGGCATTTGGTTTTTATGCTTACTTAATGATAACTGCTATAATCAAAACTTTAACCTATAAACAAAAAGAATTGTAAAGGCTAGTTTATACCTAGTCTTTACATAACAGAGCCACACGGCTCTTAAAACGCCAACAATGGCATAACTAGCAAAGGAGAGACTAAACAATGTATAAAGAGAAAATGGAATGTGATTATTGTGATCATATAGAATATTACGAAGACGAGAACAGTTTTTTCCAAGGAGAGATGTTTGGATTAGAAGATCATACTGTATCTTGTCCAAACTGTTTAAACAAACTAGCAGAGAAAATAAATGGGAGAAACAGTAATGACTAAACAAACTATTGATATAACTCCTAATTGGAAAACATCAGGAGAAATACTAATCATGGCATTGCAAAATCCAAAGCTATCAAAGCAAGGATTTGATGATGGCATGGCAACCATAAGAGAAATGGCAAGCAAGCTAGACATAGCTTGTAAGGAACTAAACAAACTTGCAAAAGAGAAAGGCTAACAACATGAAAGTAAAATTATACCCTACGGATTATGTAATAGTGGATTCACAAACAAAGAAACCATTAGAGGGTTATGAATCTATCTATCATTATACTTCTGTCATTGAGATGCTAAATGAAAAGCTAATCAATGAAGGCTATGAATATATATCTATTACAGAGCTACCAAATGAAGAGAAAGAACAATACAAACAAACAATTAAAGAAACTGAGGAGTTTTATAATGAAAATTAAAATACCAACACCAACTTTTTTGGAGATACAGTCCGAGTTAGCCGATTGGTTAATGAGTTCTGAATTAGGAGATGATGTCTACGTCACTATGGTCGAGACGATCAACAATGAAGAAAGATACACAGACGAAGGTCAGCATATTTTCAATAACAAATATGATGATGTTGAGGCATTTTTATTAAACTACTTTGAGAAGGAGGAAGGCAATGACTAAAAAATCAGAATGGCAAATAAAAGCAGATAAAGAGCAAGCTATGAGAGAAAAAGGATTAGCCGGTTTAACATCAGAACAACTAAATACAATCAAAGAGGCTGAAAAAACAATAGGAACTTGTTTAGATATGCTCTTTGAATGTCAAGACTTGTATCTCTCAGATATGCACAAACTAAACAATGTTTATTGGGCAATTAAAAATCAATTTAACTTGGAGAAGTAACATGGATAAACTAGCAAAGAGGAAAGCCATAGCATCAGCTAGGTATTTCAAGAACAAAGGAGAGATAGATATGTGGCATAGTGTATGGCACAAAGGCAAGCCTTATGACTATCATCTCTTAACAGAGTTTGACTACGAGTATGAGAAACATATTTGTTTAATGGTTGTTTACGAGGTTGATAAACTCAAAGACGGCACATATGAAACAAATGTAGGTAACGAGCTTTTAGTACATCAATTCAAAGATTTACCAAAAGACTATTTAAAAAACGTAGGTTGGTAAAAAAAAGGGCGTTGCAAAACATGAAATTGCAACGCCACAACCTAGCAAAGGTAAGGAGAAAGTACCATGCAATTAACAAAAGAGCAATTTAAATCTATCAGAACAGAACTCCAATACACTCAAAAAGAGTTCGCAGAAATGTTAGGACTAACTATCAGAATGATAACGTACTACGAGTCAGGACAGAGACCAGTTAGTAAAACTGTTTCAATACTAACTAAACGTATCTATCAAGACGAGAAATAACGCAAATCTATGTAAGTATATCTATGCAGTACTGTACTGCATAGATGTACTGTATTGCATTACTATCAAATCTCAGATATTTTTTTTATTTTTATTATTGCATACATTCGTTAAGACTATGAAAACAAAACAATGTTTTGATCGTTGCCGTAGGATTTGCTAGAACAGCTACGCTGATTATACGAGGGAGCAAAATACTGTCAAGAAAATAATTTATCTTGGATATGTTTACTTACATAGCCATGCACAAAACGAGTAACATCTCTCATTCTTTGTTCAGCTGGTTCAAGCTCATTATAGTAAGACCAGTAACCATCAAGAGTCACATCAGCCATATGGTCATTGCTATTGCCAAGTACTTTAAGAGAAAGAGCAACTTCTTTAAATCTTTCCTTGGTCTTACAAGACTTCGCATATTTCCTAATTAAATTAATACTATTTTTTGGCATCAGCACACTCATAACCTACAAGGGCATAGCCTAAAATATCTTGCCAACTGTCATCATGGTCAGGTGTTTCTATCAGCCTAGCCATTTTAACAGCTACCATGCAAAGAGCCACTTGCTCAGTTGTTACATACTTATCCAGTATCACAGACCACATTTTAGCAATGCGAGTATGATTATCTACGATAGAGCCGTAACTTTCTCCACGTTCTTTAATAACTTCAGCAGTCTTTTGCAGTAATTCAAATTTATCCATAGTAATCACAACTTTCATTTACTTGTTCAATAGTAGCAGTCTTATAAAAGATTGGTGTAAATGCACCAACGTAAGAGCCAACTACATTATAATAAAAAAACTCGACAGCATCTTCTTCAGTCATACCATCTCTGTCTTTCAGTATCTCAATACACTTATAGTAATCATATACAGCAACCTCTTCCGAGTTTGCATTAGGTATTGCAATACCCATAAATGCCTTTTCAAATCCATCAGCTAATAACATCTCGCTCCCTCACTATGTAAAACCATGTTTCTATGTCTACTTCACAAACCAAATCATGCCCTGAGCTAAAGTTCCTCGACAACACATCAAGAGAAATAACACATTTTATAGGACAATTATTGTATTTGTATATCAATACTGGAGTTAGATTTAAACTCGCAGCAGATTCTTTTGCTTGCTCCCACCAAGCACGCTTGAATGTAGTGCCTTTGAGATACGCTTTACATTCAATAGACCAACCAGGAATAATAATATCAGCTTGACCTTTAGCTTGATACTGATCCAAGTTTCTCTTGGCATCTATGTTTATATTATCCTTGATGAGCTTGCATATCTTTCTCTCAAAAGACGCACCTTTGTTACGACTATCTGCCATCTATCATCTTCTCTTGAGCTTGTTTGAGAAAGTCATTCGCAGTTACTTGACCAAGTGTAGCTAACTCTATCTTGTTCATAGTGTCAGGTGTTGGGAATCTTTCACACTTCAACAACCTACATATAGCTGAACGAGTCAATCCTGATTTAAGGGCAAACTTGTTTTGTGTTAGCTTATTCTGTTTTATGTAGTCTATTAATTTCATACCTAGATAATATTTATATGTTGACAACCTGTCAATAATAATTAAATAATATGTTGACAGTAAAGATTGTAAAGAATAATATCGTAATCAATAGCAAAGGAAAGTGAGGATTATTATGGAACAGCAAATATGTTTATGGTGTAGAGAGGATACATCTTTTGGGAGTGAAAAGTTTGTCAATCGTATTCCAGCAGATAGACAAGATAGCGTTGATGATGATTATGAAACTGGTTTTATGTGTGATGATTGTCAATGTGAAGATGAGGGAGAATAATTATGGGCAAGTTAGTTTTTATGCACAAAGAAGATATGGTCAAAAAGTATGGTGCAAGGTTACTCTTTGACATAGATGATTTCGATTATGATGGAGACGATTGGTACCAATTCTTAGATGATTTAAGAGGTATTACTTTTGTTGATAGTCGAGGAAATGGCTACATGGTACAGGAGATAGACTAATGGCTGAGATACCTGATTACAGATTAAACTTTGGCATTGAACATGAAAGTGCAAGCAATGGAACTGCACCAAAAGACGAGATGATACTCAAGCATTACCTCAGAAAAGAACATAAGATGTCTTT